CTGTTTCGCCCGCCACCGTGGCTAGCAACATTGCACCTTCCAGCGCTGTCGGGTTGCCCACGGAGCGTCTGCCCCCCGGGCACGCCGCCATAATCACGTCTTACCTTCGGAGCGTGATTCCCAAGTTCCCGCCCAAGGTGTACCCCCCTGCCGAGTGCGTGCTGCCGATTTGGTTCGCCAAGCACGACTACGACGCGCCCTGTCCGCTCGCCGGATTCGGATCCCCGCTCATTGGCCCGTGCTATGCCTATGTGGATTCGATTTCATCCGACGACCGCTGCATTTCTGGGCGCGTCGAGGCCTTTAGCTCCGACGAGCATGAGGGCCCGGTCCCCCCGACTCTCGCGGGGTACATGCTCGAGTTTGCCAAGCTGCTGATTCCGGTTCCCGGCACCGGTGTCCCCGTCGATGAGGAATTCATCCATGAACGGCAGGACAGTGCTTCCCAAAAGCACAAGCTCAAGGAGGCTGGCATCTCTGGTCCGTTCTACAAGGTCATGTGGAACGCCTTTGTCAAGAAGGAGACGGCTGTCAAGCCATCTGACCCGCGCAACATCTCCCAAGGACACCCGGCCGCCAACCTCGAGTACGGCCGGTGGATGTATGCGTTCAATGTCCAGGTCATGTCTGAACAGGTTTGGTACGCGTTCAACAAGACCCCTGCCGAGTGCGCCGCGAGGATCTGCAAGCTCCTGGAAGACGCGCCGCACTCCGTCATTGCCGACGGCTCGCGCTTCGACGGCCACGTCAAGCGACGGGCGCGCATTCTCGAGCGAGTCTGCATGCTCCGCCACTTCGGTCGCCAGTACCACGGCGACCTGAATGAGGCCATGGACAAGCAGATTGCCATTCCTGGAGTCACAACCAATGGTCGCCGCTACATGTCGCGATTCACGCGCGGCTCCGGATCGCTTGAGACCTCTGGTTTCAATTCCATTGACACCGCCTTCATCGGCTACTGTGCCTGGCGCAACACCACGATCAACGGCGCTAAGTGCACTCCCGAGGTCGCGTGGAGCAAGCTGGGGATCTACGGTGGCGATGACAGCCTGGAGGCTGCCTGTGACCCCAGGGCTCTGAAGAAGAGCTCCGAGCTCATGGGGCAGGACTATGAAATTGCCACCATTGCTCGCGGAGACCTGGGCATCGAATTCCTCAACCGCCAGTTTGGCCGCGGTGTCTGGTACGGTGATCCCTCGTCTATGTCCAATCCCACTCGGCTGCTGTCGAAGCTGTGGGTTGGCCCCGCCACGCTGCCCGACCCGCTTGAGCGGTTCGCTGAGCGTGCCTCTGGCTATTGCCGGATGGACAAGAACTCGCCCGTCATTGGCGAGATCGTGCGGGCCGCGGAAAATCTCCTCGGGGAGCGCCTGGAAGGCGAGCTTATGCCGTGGGATGGCAAGCACCCCCTGGAGTCCAACTGGCCAAACGTCGACGAGACTGGCTGGATGGTCGCCCTCTTCAATGAGCGAGTGCCCGACTTTGACTGGGATCGCTTCAGGGCCTGGATTCAGTCCATTTATGAGAACCAGGACCCGCTCCTCCTCCTTAAGGCGCCGCTTTGCACCGCTGCCCCGGAGGCCCCGACTGTGAAGATCGCCTGTGTCGTGGGCGAAGACCTCATGGTCCCCGTCGACAAGCCTCAGAAGGACAAGGGTGAGGCCGACGAGGTGCAACTCACGCCCGCTGCCACCCCCGAGGCAGATGCGGTTGTGGCTGAGGCGTCTCTCGCCGTTCCGGTCATCGGACAGCACGGCGAGAAATTGCCTAAGGCAGCTAAGACTGGTGTCGCTGCCTGCGGCCACAAGGAGTACCGTGACTCCATCGGCGAGCTCAAGGACTGCGTGTGCACATGGAAGGTGCCCAAGCAGAAGACCAACGAGAGCGACGCCGAGTTCTCTGCGCGAGCGAAGAAGTGGACCTCCACTCGCGCCGCCGTGGCCAAGAAGCGCGGCCTTAAGCTGCCCCCCTAAACGGGGCCGCCGTCTTGAGCCATCAGAGACGCAAATCTAAGAATGGTGCCGGCTAGCCACCGGGATATAAGTTGCTAGCGCCACCACCTTCGGGAGTGAAAGGGCGCGGCATGGTTAGGGAATCCATCCCCGGGTTTGTTACCTGTGCTCGTTGGGGGCGCCGACGTAAAGGCGCCCTATCCGAAATTTTAGTAAGTAAACAACAAAATGAGCAACAACAACAATGGAAAGGACAAGCGAGCCAAAGCTGCCCTTGGACCAAAGAAGGCTGCAGGCAAGAAGAAGGCGTCTCGAAAGAATCGCCCAGGCAGCGGAAATCCTCGTCAGCCTCGTGACGTCGGTTCTGCGTCTGTTTTTGCCCCAGTTGCGCAGGGCACCGTCATCAGATCCGTGAAGCCCATGTTCATGCGGCAGAGCCGTGATGAGCAGCGCATCGTCCACCGCGAGAAGGTCGGGAAGTACACCACTCCCGGCACGGGAACCTTCACCGTTCTCGCCTCCGTCGCCATCCAGCCCGGACTCGTGACCAGCTTCCCTTGGCTGGCCAACGAGGCCGCGGGCTGGGAGACGTACCGCTTCAACCGCTTGCGGTACGTCTGGGTTCCCACCTCTGGCACGGCTGTCGCGGGCAACATCATCATGGGCCCCGACTACGACGCCGCCGACGCCGCCCCCGGCAACGAAACGGCACTGTCGTCCTACTCAGACACACAGGAGGCCAATGTCTGGGTCCCCTTTGCCTCCGAGCTCAATCCGGCCGACCTCAATGGCGAGCAGAGGCGCAGGTTCATCCGCAACGGAGCGCTTGCCGCCAACCTCGACATCAAGACCTACGACTCGGGCAACTTTTTCGTCGCCAGCGCTGATGACGCTGCGGCGAACTCTGGCAAGCTGTGGGTGGAGTACGACATTTCGCTCTACAACCCACAGGTGCCCCCCGGTGGCTTTCAGGCCGCTGGCACTTTGCTTGGCGCTGGTGGTAGCCTCGCCGCAGCAACTCCGTTTGGCGCAGTCCCTGTCGCCAGCGGACCCATTGGCCTTAACGCGGCCGCGACCAACACCCTCTCCTTCACCGGACTCCAGGTCGGGCAGGAGATCAGCCTCATGGTCGCAATCACCGGAACCGTGATTACCGCGTTTTCCGTCGGCACCCTCGTGGGCCTGGCGGCGGCCAAAACGTCCATCTTCGGTGGCTTTCCCGCCGCCGCGACCAGCGCGTGCCAGGTGTACACGTTCATCGTGACAGGCACGGCACCGACGCTCAACGTCAATGTGACTGCCACCACTGTTACTGCCGCGTGGGCTACGTGCTGTGTTCTCGCGCCGATCCCGACGTTTTAAATCCCAACCTGGGTCAGGTTAGCCAACCTGAAAGCAAGGCTAGGGCGTGAGCCCCCGTACTTAAACATAAAA